ATATGATTCTACTAATCAAAAAGTAGTTATTACTTATGCGGATGGTGGAAACTCTGACTATGGAACAGCAGTTGTCTTTAGTCCTACCACTATGACAACCAATCTCACATCAGAAAACTTTATTGGTATTTCTGACGCATCTTATACAAATGGCCAAACTGCTACAATTCAAATCAGTGGATCCATTGATGATGCACAATCTGGTTTAACACCAGGTCAGAAGTATTATGTACAAGATGATGGTACTCTGGCTGAAAGTGGATCAGTACTCGCAGGAACTGCTGTTGCTTCTACTAAGTTAATCATTAACGGATAAAGATCTAAAGACAACTTTGTAGGGGGGGGGGGTTCTAAAAAGCCCCCCTTTTTTTATAAATAATATTATACTAAGATTTTCAGAAAATAATGGCGATTCAAGTATCGGGAAGTACTGTTATTCATGATAGCCAGGATGTACAAGTATCTGGAATGTTCACTGCCAGTTCCTTTGTTGGTGATGCATCTCAACTTACAAACTTACCAGCATCTGGCGGAACACTTGAGGCCACAGCATCAGGGACCTTAGCAGATGGAGATCCAGTTGTAGTTAATACTGACGGAACTGTGAGTGCTATTTCCCAAAGCGGATTTGATGCTTGGATTGCATCACTAGGTGCTACATCAATAAAAGTTGATAGTTCAGGCAATATTTATACTTGTGGATACAGTAACTCAATAGGACAAGGTAGTAACGAAATATTTCTTGTAAAATATAATTCTTCAGGAGTTATTCAGTGGCAGCGCTCTTTAGGTGGAACAGCTAGTGATTATGGTTACGGATTAGCACTTGATAGTTCTGGCGGTGTTTATGTTGGTGGAATGACAACATCAATAGGGAATGCTAGCAATTACTTTTTTCTTGCAAAATATGATTCTTCAGGAACTATTCAATGGCAACGTGCTTTAGGTAGTAACAATAATGATCAGGGAAATAATGTAGCAACTGATAGTTCAGACAATGTTTATATTTGTGGTACTAGTGCTACTAGTGGTGCTGGTGCGGAAGAACTTATACTCATAAAATATAATTCATCAGGAACTCAACAATGGCAACGTAGATTGGGCGGTTCTGCTAATGATGTTGCGCGCGGAGTAACAACTGATAGTTCGGATAATGTTTATGTTTGTGGTAGCACTAATTCAGTTACGTCGGGTTCAGACGCTTTGATTGTAAAATATGATTCTTCAGGTAATATTCAATGGCAGCGTATATTATATGGCTCAACCCAAAGTGATAATGCTAGAAAAATAGCAGTTGATAGTTCGGGGAATGTTTATGTTGTCGGTGATACTAGCTCATCAGGACAAGGCTATAGCGACCTTTTAATTGCAAAATATGATTCTTCAGGTAATATTCAATGGCAGCGTACATTGGGTGGTACAATCAACGAATATGGTTACGGAGTAGCAGTTGATAGTTCTGGCGGTGTTTATGTTGGTGCAACTACTAACTCGGTTGTTACATATGATAATGATATTTTGGTTGCAAAATACAATTCTTCAGGTACTATTCAATGGCAACGTTACCTGACTGCTGCGGGTGGTTATGAAATGCTTTATGATTTGACAATTGATGATTCGGGTAGTTTATATATTGGTGGAAATATAACCGTAAAACTGCCTGACGATGGATCATCGACTGGTACATATGGTACTTATACATATGCTGCATCATCATTAACGGATGCTTCATCATCACTTACTTCCGTCAATGCTGGTCTTTACCTTACTGCCGGTACATCATACGTGGCTGAACAATCAGTATCTTTGACCGATGCCGCATCTAATTTAACATCTACTAAGACTACAATTTCTTCTTTAGTACAGAACCTTACAGCAGAAAACTTCATCGGAATTTCTAATGGAGCCTACAGTGACGGTCAAACAGCTACAATTCAAGTCACAGGTTCCGTTGATGATTCCCAATCTGGGTTAACAGCAGGTCAGGCATATTATGTACAGGATAACGGAACATTAGGTGAGAGTGGTTCAGTATTTGCAGGAACAGCCGTCTCTGCTTCAAAAATAATAGTGAAGGGTTGATACTACAAATAAATCAAATAATCTTCGGGGGGGTTTCTAAAAGACCCCCATTTTTTATAAATAATATTATACTAAGATTTAAACGAAATAATGGCGATTCAAATTTCTGGAAGTACCGTTATTCATGATAGCCAAGATGTACAAGTATCTGGAGTCGTAACTGCTACCTCATTCCATGGCGATGCTTCACAATTAACCAATTTACCAGCAGCAGGAAGTTCATTAGAAGCCACAGCATCAGGAACCTTATCTGATGGTTCTACAGTTATTGTTAATACTGATGGAACTGTAAGTGTTGCCGCTCAAACAGGTTCTGCTAGTCCAAGTGCTGGAACTCCTGTTATATTTAATTCTTCTAATTCTGGTAGTTATGATATTTCAGCAGTATATGACTCTACTAATCAAAAAGTAGTCATTGCTTATAGAGATGGTGGAAACTCTTATTATGGAACAGCAATTGTAGGTGAAGTATCTGGTACTGGTATTACTTTTGGTACTCCTGCTGTTTTTGAAAATGGTGATAGTCAATTTATTTCAGCAGTACATGACTCCTCTAATAATAAAATAGTTATTGCCTATAGGAATTATGATAGCTCTTCAGTTGGAAAAGCAATTGTAGGAACTGTATCTGGAAATAGTATTAGTTTCCCCAGTTCTCCTGGTACATTTGAAAATGCTAGTACTGCTTATAGTTCAGCAATATTTGACTCTACTAATAATAAAGTAGTTATTGCTTATACGCATTTTGGAGACAATGGTTATGGGAAAGCAATTGTAGGAACTGTATCTGGTAATGGTATTACTTTTGGTTCTTCTACTACATTTAAAACTGCTTCTCAGAGCAGCCCTATTAGATACATTGGAGCAATATATGACTCTACCAACGATAAAGTAGTTATTGGCTATAGAAATGATAGTAACTCTAATTATGGAGAAGCAATTGTAGGTGAAGTATCTGGAACTGGTATTAGTTTCCCCAGTTCTTCTGTCCCATATAATTCTGCTGATAGTAGATATAATAAACTGACATATGACTCTTCCAATGATAGAGTAGTTATCGCTTTTACAGATGGTGGAAACTCTTATAATAAAGCAGCAGTTGTAGGTGGAGTATCTGGTACTAGTATTAGTTTTGGAACTCCTGTTATATTTAATTCTGGCGGTTATTCTAATTTTCTCTCAGCAACATTTGACTCCGCCAATGGTAAAGTAGTCCTTGCTTATAATGATGTTGGAAACTCTAGTTATGGAACAGCAATTGTAGGAACTGTATCTGGTACATCAATTAATTTTGGTTCTGAAACAGTTTTTGAATCTGCTAGTTCTCAATATTTTTCACCAACATTTGACTCCACTAATAATAGAGTAATTATTGCTTATACTGATGCTGGAAATTCTTATCGTGGAACAGCAGTTGTTTTTGCTGTTAATACCTTATCAACCAACCTCACAGCAGAAAACTTCATTGGAATTTCTAATGGAGCCTACAGTGACGGTCAAACTGCCACAGTTCAATTAATTGGTTCTGTTGATGATGCACAATCCAGTCTTACACCAGGTCAGAAGTATTATGTACAGGGTGATGGAACACTATCAGAAACTGCTGATACTCCATCAGTATTAGCAGGAAAGGCCATTTCCTCAACCAAGTTAGCAATCAAAGGTTGATTTAATTCAAACAATTTAATTATGAGGGTCAATAGGCCCTCTTTTTTTATCTAAATAATTCAAAAAATATGACAACCTCAAATTTTTTAAATAACCAGCAGGAGAATAAAAATTTCTTATCACCAGTAGGTTTTAAGTTCTCTTTGACCAGGGCTAAAAAGGTTGACTTCTTTTCCAATACAGCTAACATTCCTAGTTTGGATCTTGGAGTTGCTACTCAACCAACTTACTTGAGAGATACTCCAATTCCTGGAGATAAGATTAGTTTTGGTGATTTTGATCTAGAATTTATTGTAGATGAAGACTTTGAAAATTATCTAGAGATCCATAATTGGATAAGAGGACTTGGATATCCAAAAGATGTTGGGGAATACCAGAGACTAATGAGCAAAAGACAAGAAGAATTCTCAACCAGGTCTACTAAAGAATTGAATAATATGTATTCCGATGGCTCTCTTTTTATCTTAAACAGCAACTTTCAACCCAATATTGAGATCAGATTCAGTCAGTTATTTCCATACACATTGAGTACTCTACAATTCAACGCAAAGGATACGGATTATGACTACTTTACAGCAAGGGTAAGTTTCAAGTATACTATATTTGACATGTATGATATGAGAGGCAATTTATTATCATGAGTTTTGATCTTGACAAGATTCAAGAAATGTGGGAAAAAGATGCTAAAATTGATATGGACAATCTCCATATAGAATCAACCAACATTCCCTCACTTCACGCAAAATACTTCGAAATATATAATACCATATTCTTACTAAGAAAGAAAGCAGAGCAGCAAAGAAAAAACATCAGACATGAAAGATATGAATACTTCAGTGGTAAAGCTGACCCAAATATTTACGTAGACAACCCGTTTCCAAAGAAAATTAGAGATAAGGATACCATGCAAAAATACTTAGATGCTGACGAAAAACTATCCGGAGTATGTTTAAAGATAGATTATTATGATACTATGCTAGTATATGTGGAGAGTATTTTGAAACAGAT